AGTCACAAGCAAGTACATCACACTAGGATTATGATGCCTCATAAGCATTTTGTCCTTCCTGTGGTGATTAAGTGGCAGCATAGGATTATCCGTCACGATCAATGGGTAATTCGTACCAGTAAGTTTCACGATGTAAAGGTAGTCAAATGGCACAGAGCACAACTAAGATGGACCCTGCGAGAATTACAGCAATCGTTGCATTTGCAGTCGGAGTTGCAGCAGCGATCTATGTTGGGTGGTGCATGTATTTCTTGTTGGGAGCAGGTAGCTAGTTGTGAGTCTGGTAATAATTGGCAAGATAACACAGGTAATAATTTCTACGGTGGTTTGCAGTTTACGTACACTACTTGGATTAACTCTGGTGGTGGACGTTATGCAGATAGAGCAGACCACGCAACTGAAATGCAACAGATCGCAATTGCTAGTCACTTGAGTTTAAGTAACTGGCCTGTCTGTGGAGCGAGGTACTAATTGGGTGACGACCGTAAGAGTGAAGGTTCTGGTTGTTCTTGCGAAGGTGGGCATGAGGGTAATCAACACGCTCAACTAATCGAAAGAGTGAATGCTTCATTCAAGAAAGATTACGACAGATTTAGCGAACGACGATTATCTTCCCCAACGTCAGAATCATTACAAGCAAAGGTGTTAGCTGCAAAAGCAACTACGAATGGGCATAGCACAAAAATTAAAGTATGACGAATGGTGTCCATCGTGCGGTGACGGGGTTGATCGACTTAACCCCGTCACCGGCTTTTGCTTCTCTTGTAGTCCTAGTGTAATCGGTGAGTACATACCTTGTGAGCGTTGTGGTAATGATTTTATTCCTTACCAGAACTCTCGTAGGATTTGTATTACGTGCAGGAGAGTTCAATGGTTAGAACGTAACGCTGATTCAATAGAAAGGGTGATGGTACATTACAAAGTAAGTTCGATGGAAGCAATACTTAAAGTAGGTGACGACAATAGACCCAGATGTGCTATGTGCGGCGACAAGATAAAGCAGGGCACAAAGGGTCGAACGATTTTCTGTAGTAAGCGAGACGAATGCCGCAGAGCAGCGGTACGCTACTATAACTACAGGAAACGTAATAATCTTTCAGACGACGACGCTTTAGAAAGGGCAGTACACGGTGCCAAGCCTATCACAAAAACAAGTTAGAAACATTATCATGGACTTCTGGAATGAGAGTATTCCAGGCCGTGAAGAAACTGAGATTAAGACAAGAGAAACTGCTATGGCAGCAGTTCTCTATCTTGATCTAGTGGGTAAGGTTATCTGTGTTAAGCGAGAGAAGAAGCTTTACCTGATTAACTTGACATTCACAGAAACGGACAATAACAATGGCAGCTCTACCTCAACCTAAACCTACAGGTAAGTTTGTCAAGGAGACTTGGCAGATTGTAGATGTTCACAAGTTGAGCAATCGACATAACAAGCAGATTGACTCAGGCAGTAAGAATGCTGGTACTGCAAACTGGTCGGAGATGGGTTGTTATAAAACCTCCACAGGCTTGTGGTTCATCGACAAGAAGATTAAAGAAGCGCAGGAAGCAGGACTAATCGAAGAGGGTAAGTTCCCTTCCATTCTTATCATTACTAACAAGAGTGGTAAGGGTACATTCTTTGAGGCTGTTCCTGAAATCTTCCAGGGCTGGACGTTTATGAATATTGAAACGCAGGCTATCTCAGTGTTCATTAATGGTAAGGAAATGAAACTCCCAGGGATTAAGAATTGTCCTAAAGAGTTTGGTATGCCTACCATTTGCGTCACGCATTACAACGTGTTCTCTAGTGCTGGTAGGGGCCAGTTTAAAGAGGACGATAACGGCAGGCCCATTAAAGATCCTGTTACTGGTAAGTTCCTTTTGAAAGAGTGGAAGCAGGCAGACTACATCGCTGACCACGTTTGGGACTTTGTGTGGACAGACGAGTTCCACCGGATGAAGGATAAGGATTCTAGATGGACTGTCAACATCAAGAAGATTAAGACCAGAGTTGGACGACACGGTAGTACGGGTACTGGATTCATTAACCGGCCTAACGAAATCTGGTCACTGTTGAACTGGCTTGATCCTAAGACGTACACTTCGTTCTGGGACTTTCACGCTAAGTATTGTGAAATCGACAATGGCGAAGGTTATGCAAAGGTCGTAGGCGTCAAGCCTGAGAATAAGGAAGAGTTTAAGGCTCTTGTTCGTAACATAGGAGTTAGACGAACACTTGACCAGACTCACCCTGGTATCGAGAAGGTTGTATTTCAGCCGATTGTGGTTGATCTTAACCCAACTCAGCGTAAGATGTATAATGAGATTAAGGGTGAACTACAAACTCTCGACCAGAACGGTACTGCTCTTTACTCTGCAAACGTACTAAGTCTGTTGCAGCGTCTAAGGCAGATTTGTGTCGGTACTCCTGAGGTTACTGAGGATTACTTCGACGAAGTTCTAGATAGGCGTGTTCAGAAGATTAAGCTTCGTGAACCGTCTAGTAAGTTGGATGCAGTAATGGAAGTTCTTGAAGGACTACAGTGGGACGAAGAACGGAAAGAACCACTGGTTGTATTTAGTTGCTTTAAGGACCCACTCGATCTTCTTAAGGCTAGACTCAACAAACACAATCAAACTGCTGCTGGTACTGATATGGAGTACAAGTATATCCATATGGATCAGCATGACAGTGACAGCGAAAGATACGAAAAGTGGTTTGTTGAGTTTCCGAAGATGGAGAATCGTATCTTTATGAGTACACTACAGCTAGGTGGAGAGTCAATCAACCTAACTCCGGCTCATCATCTAGTGTTCCTAGATCGGTCGTGGAGTCCGAAGGATAATAACCAGGGTATCGGTCGTATCCGTCGGCCTGGTCAGATCAGTGTTCCAGTGGTAATCAACATCAATGCTAAGAACACTGTAGACAACTATATCGAACGGGTCAATCAAGTTAAGAACGGTTGGTTCAGAGAGATTTTCCACGACGAATAGAGTGCCTAGCGAATGGCAAGTTGCATCGGGAGTTTATAAGATTGTTGACGGTACATGGCATAAACGGTGTACTGGACCTGCTCACGATGAACCCACTTATCTACCTGCTACTGATAAATACTATCATGTACGCAAAAGTAATGGTGGAGGTCATAGAGAAGGTGAGTTGTTATCCAGATGCCGATTATGTCAGAACTGGTCTAGGTTAGCTAACCCCGGTTCTGAACATGGTTATGTCCGTGCTTCTGATGTAAGGCATTACTACGCTGAGGCAGTTAACCGAATTGGTTTACTAGAACTTGCCAATCGTAGTGGACTAAGTTACAATGCGCTGACGAGTGTACTTACTGGTAAGACTAGGTTCGTGCAAAAAGCGAAGTTCAAGAAAGTTCTACTTGAACTGATTAGTATGCGAAGGAAGAACGAACGTTCTATCAATGAGTTAGCTCGTTGGCGCATTACTCGTAGAGATAGCAATGGCGCTGTATGTAGTGGTTGTGGTACTCCGCAAGATAATTATACAGATGGTTGTGAGATTTGTGTTGATAGACGCAACCAGCGTAAACGAAGGAAGAATGAAAAAGATGCCCGCACTACACAGTAAAGGTTGTAAGCATTGCGGTAGGAAAGGCGACGGTTATTACCTAGAGCCTGATAGCTACGGTGCGTGGCACGATTGGGCAGAACGTATGGATAGTAATGGCTACTACCAACAGCCGTGTCCTGACTGTGGTAGGTTTACTATCTGGCACAAGAAAGCAGATAGTCCTACACTAGTTGCTAAAGACGACGGTACGCCTATTGGTGTAGCTGTAAGTTGGAATCCACACGGTCTAGGTGAAATGATTGTTCAGTTCTTCGATGGTAGTGCAGATAGTTGTTTAGTAAGTGAATTGCACTTCGTTAATGGTGAGGAAAAAGCAAGAGAGTATTGTAACTCGAAGGAGCAGTAATGGGACGTAAGAAACTAACAAAACATTTTAGTCACGTACTCAATGTTGACGCACACTATTGCTCTCTTTGCGGAACTAGAGTAACGGCTGCTGCTATTACTCTTGAGTGTCCAGCCAAGTTTGCATCTACAACGGGGTAATTATGTCAGTTGACTTCGCAGCTACACTTCCAGACATACACAATCCTAGTAAGTGGGATATCATTCCTGTTCACGCTAGTGATCGTGGAACGTTTAAAGAGTGCAGACGTAAATGGGCTTGGTCAAGTCCTTCACGTCTTAATCTCATTCCCATCACTAGAGTACAAGGGATTAGAGAACCACTGTGGTATGGTACGGGAATCCATTATGCGCTACAGAAGTATTACAGTCCTTTGCGTGAGGACCCGGTAATTGCATGGGAGACTTGGTTTAATACACAGTGGAATGGTGGACTCGTTAGTAACGATGAAGTGAAAGACTACGGTGATAGAGAACCACAGTATAGCCATGAGCACGATGCATGGTTCATACAAGGTCTAGACGAACTATTGCCGAATCCCGACTACGATCATTTCATGGAACTACTTGATCTAGGTCAGGGCATGATGCGTTACTACAAAGATTATGCTGAGGCCAATGACAACTTTACAGTCATTGCAACCGAGCATGACTTTAGTGTTCCTATTCTAGACAAAGATGGTTTCCCGCTGATGATGGTTGATAAGCGGGAAATGCCGGATGGTTGGACACCGAATACAGTAGCAGAAAATGCATTCGGTAATCTAATGCAAGAAGGTTTCGATGATGGTGAAGGTAACTACGTCATCGAAAAACAGTGTCACGCTCGCGGTCGTATGGATATCATCATTCAGGATCGTGATAGTGGTCGCTACGGCATTAGAGATTACAAGACGGCTAGTGTAATTGGTGAGGACTATTTCCGTCATCTAGACCTAGATGAACAGTGTACCACTTATCTTACTCTAGGAGAGGTTGAGGCCGTAATCCATGACCTACCATATAAGAAGCTTGAATTCATTGATTATCAAGCCCTGCTTAAAGGATACCCTAAGCCGCCGACAATTACGTCAAAGGGTATGCCCTCTATCAACAGGCAGAGCGAAACAACTACAGCCAAGATGTTTGCCGAGGCGATCGACAAACTAGGCATTAGGATCATCTTTGACAAAGACCCAAAGATGCAGAGCTATTACGAATGGTTGATTGAATCAGAGAATACGAGGTTCATCAATACCAAACCTATGTGGCGTAATAACTCTCAGCGGATCAATGCACGTATCAGGCTTTACTTTGAATCTCTCGATATGTTGGGCGATCCTGTTCCGTATCCTAATCCTCGCAAAGAGTACAACTGTCTCAACTGCATTTTTCGTACTGCTTGCTTGCAGGCAGAGGATGGTAGCGATTATGTTGCTACGTTGGAGGCAGGATTCCAACCGAACTTCGATAGATAATGGGCCTCACACAAGAAGAGGTCAAGGCATTACTAGGTGAAAAGAAAGATACAAGACGCGCGACAGAGATTATAGGATCAGGTTATCCACACAAGAACAGTAGAAACACTAAGCACGTTACATGGGTTGACGACGAAATGCGATGCACTTCCAGACGATGTGGTAGTCCTACTTACATCAAGATACTAGGAATGCCACTGTGCAGCACTCATGCAATTCTAAAGCTTAGTGAGATACTTGATCCTAAACCAAAGCTTGAAGGGGAACTATAGAGGGGGTGGAAAACGCAGGTCATTATTACGACAAAGAAAATTGAAGATGCCCTAAAGTTACTAGGGTTTGTACCAGGCAAAGCAGTATTCTCATACGTATTTCTAACAGGAGGAAACAGTTACATGGCTGATATTACGCTTAAGGACACCGACGGCGATCCGAGCGCCACAGTCGGATTCGTCGATGCAGATAATAACGCTACTTCCCCGGCTGATACTCCTGTCTGGACTAGTAGTGACGAGAGCGTTGCTACCGTAAGTGCAAGTGCAGATGGACTGTCTGCTACAGTCGCTAAGACTGGTACTACGGGTGCAACGATTATCGGTGTCGATGCACACAATGATGACGGCGTGGATATTCACGCTCAGGCCACACTTACTGTTGTTGCTTCTGAGGCAGTTAGTGGCGAAGTTACACTTACACCTGCTGCTGCACCTGCACCGCCTGTTGAGGCTCCTGCGCCTGCCGCTGATGGTAGTCCTCCTGAGCCTGCTGATCCTAGCGCAACTGTTACAAGTCCGTAATGCGTAACAGACGTACTGCTGGTTTAAGAGTACGTAAGTAAGATGGTCGGGCCTCTAGCTCAACGGTTAGAGCAGCAGACTCATAATCTGACGGTTCTTGGTTCGATTCCAAGGAGGCCCATAATGTTATTCCATAAACATGTATTTGAACCTCATACTGCTACTTGCAAATGTGGATTAACGTGGGAAGAATTCTTTTCTATCTTACATCATAAGGAGTCATTATGGACCAAGATGGGCATATCGAAGAGTTGGTTGCACAGATCGAAACACACGGCGTAGATAAAGTATTGTTCATGTTAGACGTTGATACGCCGCAGATTAAAGAACTCGTTGTTTCTAATTGCCAGTATGATGGCACTCACGTTGTTGTCACTCTAGAGTTAGCGTGAGTACAAATGGTAGTATTCCGGTCTTAGGGCAATCGCTACGCGATCAATTAGGCGTTCAATCCCCTGAGAAAATTGAGTTTCTTAAGATGCTTGTATTCGGTGAAAGTGGGTCAGGTAAGACTACGTTCATTGGCACAGCACAGGATAGCCCATTAACTCATCCTGCGTTTTTGCTGGACATTGAAGGTGGTAGTACGGTACTGAACGATAAACCTCAGATTGACGTTAAACAGTCACGCAAGATGTTAGGCGAAGGCAGCGTTCAGGAGATTGCAGACATTCTGCACAAGAACCCGAAATATTACAAACTCTTTGGTTTGGATTCTCTGACTGAACTTAGAGAGATTGATATGACAGAAGTGATGCAAGATCAATTCAACAAGAAGCCAGAGACAACAGACCTTTATGTTCCTAGTCCTAGAGAATGGGGTAAGTCAGGCAGCAGGGTTAAAGAAGTCTTGCGCTATCTTAAAGACTTACCGTGTCACGTTGTCGTTACAACTTTGATGACGGAGAAGAAAGACGATAGAACTGGTATAGTAACTATCGGGCCAATGTTACCGGGACAATTAGGTGGACAGGTTCCTGGCTTCTTCGACATTGTAGGGTACTTACGGCCCATTACTAAGAATGGGGAAACCGTAAGGACAATGCAATTTGCAAAGACAGAGAGGGTGATGGCTAAGGATAGAACTAAGGCTCTACCCGCAACCTTAGATAATCCCACTATCCCTGAGATATGGGACATTATCTTCAAGGCAGGTGCGACAATTGATCGCACTATCTCTTCCGAACTGGAAGCAGCCGTATCTACACCTACAGTTAAACCATAAGGAGCTATACTCATATGGGAATCGAGGACCTTGGAACACTTAATCTCGCTGACGCTGATACAAGCGCCGGTGACTTTGAGCCTCTTCCGCCTGCTGCATACGACGTACACATTCACGATGTAACTGCTGTTGAAATCCCCGAGGACAAAGAGGATGGTAAGTTGCCTCCTGGTACTCCGGGATGGAACATTCAGTTTCGTGTAGATGGTGGAAAGTACGATAACCGTGTCTTGTTCAAGCGGTTCTACATTCCGCCTACAACGTATGATGCGGAGAAGCGGAAGAAGTCGCTTGGCATCTTCGTTAACTTCCTCGTTGCAATGGGATACGATCAGTCAGAGATTATGTCTGGTTCGTTTACTCCCGATCCGAGTGATTGGCTCGGTAAGGAAGTTAAGGTCAATGTTAAGATTCGTCCTGCAAAGGGCGATTATGCAGCACAGAACGAAATCACGTCTATCAAGCCTCGCGGTACTGTTGGTGCGGCTCTTGGTAGCGATGGAGTTCTCTAACTAAGCAGGGAGGGAGTAAAGATGACGAGATTAGTAGTTCTCGTTGTTCTGGTTGCTGTTAGCGCAATGTTGTTTGCTACGGCAGCGTTAGCAGTTAAGCCTAATCCCATGAACGGGCTTCGCGTAGTTCCTCATCCGATGAATGGCTTAAGGGTTAAGCCTAATCCGATGAACGGATTGCGTATTCGTCCGTTCCCGCACAACTTCGTTAGAGTTAATCTAGCGTCGTAAGTAGTAAGTGGGGCGGTTAGGGATAGGACACACCCCTGGGCCTAACTAGGTAATTGTTGGGGCAGCAATTACGGTATGGTAGTTAACCGAGTCGGGATTTCATGTAGACGTAAGCCTTAGTACAGGGCGGAAACTTGAGTCCGAAAGAGGCGGATGGTTGTAGTAGTTCTAGACTACTCAGGTAGGTTAACTACCATTATATCCCTTCTAAAGAAGGAACATCTTGACAGAGCATGGATCAGCAGTTGCAGATGATTTCGTCAAGCATTTCAAGAATAAACTTGAAGATGATAAGCTGGATGAAATTGTAGCTCAGCTTACAGCAGACGATACAGAGAGCTATCCGGCTCATGGTGCGGTTGTAAGCATGATCTTCTACTTCCAGGTTCAGGTTGATATTGACGACACCGAAGATTCGTTTAATGGATCAGGTGGTGGTGTTTCAACTCCTGGTGGTGGAGCATTAATCGGCGACGTTTACACAGATGATCTTGATAGCCTCTTGGCTAACACTGTGAGCTTTGAGTGCAACATGACCTCTGTATATACTAGTGTCCTCTTCTTCGATAGCGACTCCAATCTGCTCGGTAATTTTGAAGCTGGTTCTGTCTCTACTACTAACGGAATTATGGGTGGAACTGGTAGTTGGTCTGAGTAATTAAAAGGTTGCCGGTGTGGTGGAATTGGTATACACAGCAGGCTTAAAACTTGCCGACCGTAAGGTCTTGTCGGTTCGAGTCCGACCACCGGCATTATGGAAACAGTAAGAACGAATTGCAGCAAATGTAATTCGTCGATTGATTGGAATGAATATGTCATCAACTTCGGTTGGTGTGATACTTGTTTCAACGAAGATTATGAATTATACATAGAGTCCACCGCAGGTCCATTAGATTGGATTGATGTCCGCTACAAGTAGCAGCACGCTTACTCTGAGATTACAATTCTTCGACTTTCTTTTCGGTGGCGAGAAGGGTCAACTTTGTATTGCTACGGGTAATGCCTCTAAATCCATGTTCAAACAACACTGGTTTAGTTGGCCTAGTCAACGCATGGAACTCGGACATTTTATCGAAGAACAAGCACCTAAGTATAACGTCTGGTTCGGAGTCACGTTGTTCGATAGACCAGAGCGTAAACGCGACTACGCGGTAGCTGGTACAATTATCTGGTCAGACTTAGACTTTGTTGTACCTTTTGAGTTAGAGCCAATACCGTCGATAATCATCGAATCAAGTCCTGCACGTTACCAGGCTATCTGGCAACTTAAGGACGCTATTCCACCAGACATAGCACAGGACTATTCACGTAAACTAGCGTACCATATTGGTGCAGATAAGAGTGGTTGGGACTTAGAGCAGTTGCTCCGTGTTCCGTTCACTCAGAACTTTAAGTATGAAGAACCTGCGCCAGTCAAGTTGTTGCGTATTCTCGGTACTCACCAGGATGCAGATTACTTCAATGCGCTTCCTGAGCCTATTGCTCCTACTAATGGCTCTATCGTAGTAGAGGAATTACCGGAAGAATTGCCAGAAATAGAGCACGTCCTCTACTCATACAAGCGTGAGATAAGCGATCCAACGAGCAGTAACGGTAAAGTCTTTAAGACCTTATTTGAGACAGAGCCGCATGAGACAGACGATTGGTCTGGTAGGTTATGGAGATTGCTCAACATTTGCATTGAGATGGGTATGACGGATGAAGAGACTTTCGTAGTAGGTGTCAATTCAAAGTGTAACAAGTATGCACGCGATAACAGACCAATCGACTATATGTGGAAGGAGGTACAGAAGGCTAAATTAAAGCAGGCATCATTCAATGCATCTAACACGACTCACAAGTTACGTATGCCA